AGAAATTCGGAGGGGTGTTCGGGAGTAGAGTGATCAGCGAAGTAGTCGGCGCTAGCGTTTTGACGCGTGAAATGGTTAAAGAGGACCTGGCTGATGATAGTCTGCCTTTTGTTGAGGCGGTTTCGGTGGTTCCTCTGGGCGCCGAGTTGGAAGAACTTAGTGTGAATTCAGCTCTCAGAGCAGTGCCCTCGCCCTTCTTGTTAACAATTGGGACTGTGCCGAATGCTGGCGCAACTTTTAAATCTAACCTACGGCCAACGCGCTTGTATAAAGATTTGAGCCCTTTTCTCTCTGAGCCTTATGGAATCCCGGGTAAGACTCGTTATGTTGACGAAAATAAAGAGTTCCATACCCCGATGACCCATACTTTTAAGAACATCAACATGATCTCGAGTGTTTCGTTGCCGCGTGCGCAATTATATGCGCGGCGGCGTGTCACCAGGCAGTTTGGAAAGTTGGTGCATGAGAGGCAGATTAAGTTGAAACCTCTTGACTTAGCGCAGTCAGTTTTTGGAGCCGAAGAGTTAGGCATTAAGCGAATAGAATTCAATACTTCCGTTGGACCGACGCTCAAGAAGAAAGGAATGAAGAATAAATATGACATGTTCGACCTCGTGGACGATAAAGTCATTTTTAAGCCTGAAGTGCTTTGCGAGATTCAAGCACTTAAGGAGAAGCTGGAGAAGCATATATTACCTGTTCCTATTATTGAGATGGTTATTAAAGACGAGGTCCGACCTATGAATAAAATAGACGTGGCGAAGTTGCGGCTCTTTTCTGTGCTTGATAGTCCACTTAACCTGTTGGCGCGGTGTTATTTAATGCCTCTTATCACTTTGCTTCTCGATTACCGAGAGCAATCTGAATGTTATGGGGGGATGAACGCTGGTAGCCCAGAATGGTTTGAACTCGCTCAGCGTATTAAGGGCAGTGGTGATCGTGTCTTTTTCGACATGGATTTTAGCTCATTTGACACATCTCACGGGAAGCCTGCGGTCCATTATGTAGCCTGCTATTTCTTGTTCCTCGCATTGATGTGTGGCTATGATGAGGAAGAAGCCACTATGGTGTACTTGTTAGTTAAACTGATGGATGTGCAATTGGTAAAGTTTTTCGGAGATCTTTTTCTAAAATTAAAAGGCCTCCCAAGCGGTTTCTTAGCAACCCTCATTTTCAATTCTCTTGTTAATGGGTGGTTACTGGAAATGGCTTTTGACAGATTAGTTAGTGACGGAGTATATGAGCGAGACGTTGTAACGGCCAATGTTGGAGACGATAATATTAACGGTGTTAGTAATAGGTTAGCTTCAGTATTTAACATGATAACAATTCAGCCTGTGTATGCTGGATATGGATATGTCGTCACGCCGGCGAAGAAAGGAGGAACGATGGTTGCCACTTTGCCTTTTGAGGACCTACAGTTTCTTAAGCGTAGCTTCGCGCCGAACAGAGAGTTTGGATATCTTGCGCCCTTAGCTAGAGACTCTTTGATCAAAAGTTTATGCTTTGAACCTGTGGAAAGTGGTACCTCGCCGGTGGCTCGGTTGGAGGACGCTTATCATAATGCTCTGCGCGAGTCCTTTTTACATGGAAAGGAGTATTTTGATTGGTTTTCTGTTACGATTGGTGGTGTTTTGGCCAAGCACCAACTTGTCCCAATTCGTTTGGACTTCGATGTACTCCGGGAAGAGTACGCGAATAGACGTTTTAAAACCACCCTCTGAGCGTGGGTGGTTGGGTTGTATGCGCTCGAAGCATACGTTTTTGCGAGGTGAGCCACTTCGGTTCAGTGAGGAGAACCGCTTGTAGTTTTGGCAGGCATTTCAGAAAACGCCCCTCCGTGCGGTCGGAGGTTAAGTTAAAACGCCCAGTGGTTATGCATGGTGTATAAGGAGATTTTAGACCCCTTTTCATCCTAAAACACGACCCTGCCGCTGGAATAGCGCTTAGGCGCTTAGAAGAATAAAGGTTTCACTGCGCGGCAGTTTCGGTGAGCTGCTGCGTTCGTAACTTCACCTGCCTCTTTTAATTCTAATTCAGATCCTAGCGCTGTTGACTCTATTGGCGCTAATGCTAATGTTGTTAATTCTGACGCTATTTCTTCAGAAGTTACTTTTGCTCGAGCAAGGCAAGGTAATCAACAAACGTCAGACTTTCGTGAGTTCGTTACGCACCCGCTTCTTATTGACCATCGCGTCATTACGGGGGCGTCTGCGAGCACTCGAGTCACGACTGACTTATTTGCTCTCTATCTTACGACGGCGGCGGGACAACCTCTTGACTTCAAAACTCGGAACTTCGCTTACGTCTCTTGTAAGCTGCGTGTCCGTGTGGTTGTCCAGGGCCAGCCTTTTGCGGCAGGTCTTGTCGCTCTTGTTTTTACTCCTGAGCCCCATGACAACTACTATACCAATATTTCATTGAGTACTTTGACTACGTTGGATCCTACTAATTATTTGGTTCGTCCTCACTTAATTCTTGATCCCTCGAAGTCGGATACGTATGAACTGGAGTTAGATTGTCCGACCCATGTCGGTTATTTTGGGATAAAGGATCAAACCTATGGTTCTTACATCATGGATGTGATCCCCATTACACCAATATTTTCCGGCACTGCAACTGCCGCTTCGATGAGCGTATGCACATACGTTTCGTTGGTCGAACCCGAATTCCATGCTATGACCCTATTTTCGGGAGAGCTTGAGAAGGAGCGTAAAGAAGGAGGAGTGGTATCCCGTGCTCTTCTTTCCGCATCGCATCTGACTGGAGTAGTCGGATCAGTTTTTCCAGCGCTCTCACCCTACACGACGCCGTTCTCAATGGTTTCGGAGGGAGCTGGAAGGTTACTTTCGTTGTTTGGTTTCGCGAAGCCTTCTGCCACTAATGTGAATTCCATTGTCCTCAATCGTTTTGTAGATAATTATTCACATTTTGATGGCATATCGACGGCGCCCGTGCTCGCAGGCACTGCTGCAAATTCGTTGTCCATCTCAGGTTCAGCCTATGGGGCAGATCCGAATGACATGCTATTGCGCAATATTGCCGCGAAGAAAGGTTACCTCAAGACAGTATCCATTGCGACAACAAGAGTCTATGGTGATTTAATTCACAAGATGAATGTATCTCCGATGATTTGTGGGACCTTTGGGGGCGGGAATACCATTACTCCGATTGCTGGGGTAACTAGGCCCTTCAATTTTTGGGCCGGTGATTTGACTTTCACTTTTGAGTTCATTGCATCGGTGTTTCATCGTTGTACTGTTGTCATAGCTTATGACCCAATCGCGAATTCGATTGACCCCACCTTAGAGCAAGCGGTGCAAACTCTGCAGAACACGACAGTTGCGATATCTGGCAATACCAGTGTTGAAATCGTTGTTCCGTGGAGCCAACCGCAGCCTTGGCTCAACACCACTAACCCTCTTCCCGCATACGTTAATGGTGTAAATTCTTTGACTAACGGCGTACTTTACGTCTTTTTAGTCAACCCTGTGACTAGCAACGGCTCTACTGACGCCTTGGCGTGTAATATGTACATTCATTCCGATAACATTACATGGTCCATGCCTGAGGACGTTAACTTAGCTAGTTACACATTTAAAACGACGCTTCTTTCGGGGGAACTTGTGCCCCCAACGCGTGTTTCGTTCGGTCCCAAGACCGATCTTTCCTTGCACCCAGTGCGCGCTTTTGGGGAAGTCTATAACTCCGTGAAGGATGTTACCTCGAAATTATCGCCAATCGGGTGGCAAGCGTCTGCTGTTTTAGCTACGTCGACCAATTCTTGGTTTGTTAGTGGAATGCCTAACTTACCTATTACTAAGACTACTGCCGCAGATGTTAACCCCTTGTTTACGCAAATGAATTTTCATAATTGGTTTGCGGGAGCCTATGTGGGGTATCGTGGGTCATCGAGATATTTCTTTACCATGGACAAAGATCTGCGCGCAAATCCTGTGATTTCGAGCGGAAAATGGTTCATGCGACATTTCTTGTATCCCACTCTTTACGCTTCTGGACCGGGGACATCCGGGGCGTCCAAACAATTGTCTATTGCGGAGAGCTATGCGTACTCTTACAGCAATAAGACACATTGTCCCAACGCGGAGATGACCGCGCCTATGCAATATCCTTATGATTTCGTTCCTATGAGGAGGAACGTATCTGCGGGCAGAAATATTGTTGAGATGGGCGTGGACATTATCCCTGGTGGCGACACTACTATCGACAATTTTATTAGCACAGCGTCAGGAGATGATGCCAGCTATGTAAGATTTGTAGGGTGGTCCGCTATCTAAAGCCAATGATCAGAG